TCTGTCTATGCACTGCACACACGGGGAAGTATGGTCGGTTTGGTTTATTCGAAGAGTACTCATCACTCGCATATTTCCTAGAAAAGAAGAAATGTAAGGGAATCATGAGGTCGGCAGAATACTGGGAAAGGTCTCTAAACGCTGGTAATGTAGAATCGTCATAGCCTATGTTTCGATTGACAAGAAATCTATTCGCCACTTTTTCTGATATTTCTAGATAAAGCTCATCATAAAGAATACCCCAATCATCGTGGATTTTTTCCACTTCGAGTTCATCTACGAGCATAGTGACACTTTTTAGAATATGTCTCCCCAATTGGTCTGCATAGTTAGCACCACCACCAAAGTCGGTTAGACGTGGCATAGTTATGCTGAGCCACATATTGCTCAAAAGGTCTCCCATGTTTTGTGGGTTGAATTGAACTTTGATCGTTTGTCCAAATGGCCAATTTGGTACCCCACCTGGGTTAATGATATTACGACTTCTATGATACTTTCTAAATTCCGAATGTTGTGTCATGTCCTTGTCATTAAAGAACGAGTCTTCTGGGTCTTTGGAAAGAAGATACGTATCCTGCTTTCCAATAGCCTTGAGAGAAATCTTTGCAGCTTCACCCATACTTATCTATTGATTACAATTTTTTAATATCATTCTCCCACATACTCACATAAGTCGTAGCCCTCATAATCTCGAGTTCATTTTTCGCCTGTTCAGATTCCTTCAAAAGTTCTCTCACACTTTCATCCGTGTACTGAACAGTCTTGATGTTTAGGAGATAGTCGTACGTTCCACCAATTCGAGGGAAGAGCCCCGAAAGTTGATTCTCAAGTTCTTGTTTTTTCCGACGGAACACGACGATATCACCATTGATTACCATCATAACAAAACGCGATTTGTACTCACACATTTTGGATTTGGTTTCAAGAACTTTGATGAGATGTTCCTTGCGTTTTTTATAGTACTCATATCGAAGTTTGATAAAGTCGGATAGAATAGACTCAGCTGTATCGTATTTGTGAATACCCTTGGTTGGATGAAACAGATGCATGTTTGTTGTACGAAGTGTCTTTTGAAGTTTGAGATCCTTGATGATATCTTTACCTGTGTAATCTTGAATAACGAAATCGACATTTTCAGTTGTACTGTTGTTTGTGAAACTCGAAATCATCTTCTTCTCGACTAGTGCGTCGAGATGTTCCTTATAATCTTGAGTCCAGCGACCTGGTGGTAATTCAGACACCTTCACAGTCTTTCCAATAACATCCCAAACACCTTCAGTCATCCACACATCATCATGTTCAAAAATGCGACCCTTGAAACCCCTAAACCATGGTTTCATTTTCTTCATACTCTTACCATGGAGGTGGTTGAGGATATTGTCCCGAATATCCTTGGGATTGTAAGGTGGTACATAACAACTGAACCCTGTACCGATTCCTTCTGTACCATTAATAAGAACCGTGGGTAGCGTAGGCATGTAAAAGTCTGGTTCAATAGAACGACCATCATCGTCTAGGTAATTGAGAATGGCATCATCATTGGGGTCGAAGAGCTTTCTCGCCTCTTTTGTAAGCTTTGTGAAAATGTACCTCGTTTGGGACGCATCCTTACCACCCATGAGTCGTGTACCAAATTGACCACATGGCTCTAGGAGATTGATGTTGTTGGAACCTGTGTAATCATTTGCCAGCTTCACGATAGTCTCTGCGAGAGACACTTCACCGTGATGATAGGAACTCTTTTCAGCGACATATGCAGCCAATTGTGCCACCTTCATTTCAGCAGTCAGATTCTTTTGGAAACATGAGAACATAACCTTTCGCTGTGAAGGTTTCAAACCATCAGCCATGTGTGCAATTGAGCGCTTGAGGTCTGCAAGACTGAAATTCACTAGGTCTTTGTGAACAAAGTCTGTGATGTCCAACTGTTTAACCTTTCCATATGACACTTCAAGCTCACTTGCCTCTTTTGCTGTACTCTCAAGGAGCCACGTCTTTCGAGCATCAGCTTTCTTCTTATCGAATGCAAGAACGATTGAGTCATCAGTCATCGTGTCTACATCAAACTTTACAGTGAGATCTTGAATCTTCTTGAAATATTCTCGAGCTTCGGCAGATGTTGAGGTACCGAGACCCTTATAGTACTTGATTCGCCATCCAGCCTTGCCATCACCATACCAGGTTCGAAACGCCGAATCGGTATAGAATGACTTACTCTCAGAACCCTTTGAGGCTTTGATGATTGGTGTGACCATACTCACCACAAAGTTCAGTTTCAAAAGACTCGGCCAGAAATAGTGAATCATATTGAGAATGAGACCCTTGATATGAGAACCGTCGTTATCTGCATCAGTCATAATCATGAGACGTCCGTAGCGAAGTTCCGACACACTCGTGTACTCCTTCCCTTGTTGAAGTCCCAAAATCTTCTTGAGATCGTTGAACTCTTGGTTGGAGGTGAGTTGTGCCACTGAAGAATCTCTCACATTCTTACACTTACCACGGAGAGGGAAGACACCGTAGTGGTCTCGACCAACCACAGAGAGGCCAGCAACCGCAAGGGTTTTAGCCGAATCACCCTCTGTCACGATGAGGGTACACTTACCAGATTGAGCCGTACCAGCCTTGTTTGCGTCATCCAGTTTGGGGATCCCAGTAATCTTAGACTTACGAGCACCATCAGTCTTCTTGAGTTCCTTCATCTCCTTAAACTTTGAGAGTGCCGTGAGTTCATCAGCGATACCAGTCTTGAGGACATTCTTAACGAATGTCTTGGGTAGTTCAAACTTGGAACCAAAGTCCTGTGCCTTGAGTGTACACTCAGATTTGACTTGACTTGAGAAGGTTGGATTCTCAAGGGTAGCCTTTACAAAGATGTTGAAGGTGTTCTTCACTTGTTGAGGCTTCAACTTAATCTTCTTGGCCATCTCCTCGATAACACCTGTTGCAACCAGAGATGCCACGTGATCTACATGGGTTCCACCTTTGGTTGTACAGATACCATTGACGAAGGATACCTGTTCCAGACCATTTTCAGAAGGTCCGATACACACAGACCAGCGGTCTCCATTGACTGAGGTGACATTCTCAACACCTTCATGCATCTTGGCGTAGGTGTCGAGGTTCTGTTTAGGTAGAACATCCCCATTGAACTTGACCTTACAGTTTGGGGTTGTGCAGATGTTTGCATCCCATACTCGCTTCTGGAAAATCTTGTAGATTGCATTCTCCATCTTGGAAATACCAAACCTTCGCCAGTCTGGGACAAATGTGATAGAAACGGATGACGTGCCCCCACTATGCTTTTTGATTTTTGGTGGTTCACACACGGTCATATTCTTCGACCATTTCTGTGAGTAAGTCTGTTTGTTTTCATGATCTTTGATGACGATAGAAAACTCGGATGAATAGATGTTTGTCAGTTTAGCGCCATAGCCATTGCGTCCTCCTACGACACGCTTCTTGGAATCATCATAGTTGGTACTTGTGAGGAGGTGCCCAAATGTGAGTTCAGGGTTCCATAGACCTTCTTTTTCGTGCATACGAACACCGATACCACCGAGGGGTCCATTGTTTTCGATAGACACGGCACCCGATTCCTTATCGATATCAACGGAGATGGAAGAAACATTTTTTGGGTGCATAGAGTTGCGGTCGATTGCGTTGACAAGGATCTCGTCAAAGATTTTCAAGAGAGCTGGGGAATACTTGAGGTTCTTCTTCTCAAACTGTGATTTATTACTGTTGAGAACCCAATACGGTTCGACATTCAAGTCGACGGGACCGACATATGAGTCAGGTCTCTTGAGAATATGTTCAATGTGGGTGAGTTTTTGGACACTCTCCATATTTTCTTGGTTCTATTACAATTTATGTCTCTAACTTAGGCGTTCATTCCATCCAACTTGCTTTTGAGTTTTGAGATATCTAACATTAAGTCGAGATACTTGTCGGTTAGTTCGGGTGTATGTTCTTGACACTTGGTTAGATACTCAATATCTACTTCATATTCATCTATAACCATGTCTGGATCTATATCAAAAAATTCACCGTTGGGTGCACGGACATGTGCGTAACGAGCATGAAAAATATCCTCAAGTTTTTTTGTCTTGCATGAAGACGTGGTGGTTTTGTTTATTATCATTGGGAATGGAGATTTGAATGTTTTATAAATTTTGAACTTGTAAGGAACAGCTGTGTTAAGTTCACGAACTCTTTGAATAGGGTGTATCGATTCACCAATTTTCACTTCAGGAAAGGAGTCTGTCGTGAGAATGTATATGTAAGAGGCATCTGGTAATTTTTCAGATGTTTGAGAAAGACCGAGATATTTCTCTACGTCTTTGATTGATCTCAGAGGTGAAGATAGATTAGCTCTGCTATACTCTGGTGAATAATAGTACGGGTCGGGTCGAGCACCCACTTTACGCCTTTGAGAGTACCTGACTTCCCAACCATCGGGAAGTTCGAAATCGTGTTTGTCAAGGAGATGCTTTTTTAATTTCAGAATATGTTCCATAGTACTTAAAAATTTCAATATAATTCTATCTACTTAGGTATATGCTCGCCCTCGCCTCCGTCAAGCCTCATGTGAACACTGCTCGAAGGTTTGAGAAGCGTATCAACAAGACCATCGTCAAATCAGCTGTGAACGTCATCGACAAAGTCTACAAGGACCGCGACTATGCTCGGTTCTATGTCCTTGAGACGGTAGCCCGTGTCCCATACTTTTCGTTTGTGTCCGTTCTACACCTCTACGAGACTTTGAGTATATCACGGAAGGCTGACTTCTTAGAGACCCACTTTGCTCAGACGATGAATGAGTACCACCATCTCCTCATCATGGAACAACTGGGTGGTGATGAGCGCTTCGTGGACCGATTCTTTGCCCAACATACAGCCTTTGCGTACTACTGGTTGACATGTCTGTTGTATGTAGTGTCACCGAGGATGGCATACAATCTCTCTGAACAGGTTGAGGAACACGCGTATCATACGTATGACGAATTCCTCAAACAGAATGGGGCGAGTCTTTCACTTGAGCGTCCACCAGCTGTGGCTGTCAACTACTATGACGGTATCAACAACCTGTATGACGTCTTCGTCAATGTCCGCAACGATGAAGGTGATCACGTGAAGACGATGCAAGACTGTCAATTGGAAATCGATGAAAGATGAAATATTTCAAGAGCTACTTGTGTGTATATTTCTTTTTAACAGATTCAAGAATTTTCAAAGCAGATAGAGCTCCTGTGAATATAAATAGTATCTTCTTTGTGATTGGCATTCGTATTTCATTTGGGTGTGGTATAGAAGGTCTTCGCAGTTTTTTATGTATTCGTCGTAAAGCGTCACACGTCTCGAGATATTTACCCTCTGGCATCTGGTCCTTTACCTCGTCGATGGTGGTCATCACTATGATTAGATCTTTATCTACTGCCATATTTTAGGTTGATACTTTCTTTTTCAATAATTCCATGAATTCTTTATGTGTATAACGAGCACCGAATACATCATCATCCAGTTCTGCGTCTTTAATATTTTTAATAACAAAGTTATCACGGTAAGCGTTTACACAAATATTTTCTCTCCAACATACCCATTCATCCTTATGAACTTGTATGAATACAGTCACATAGACTCTTTTTGTTTCAAGAGAGAATTTTTCTTCAACTCCTGGGGCAACCCCCTTACTTTGTTTCTGGATCGTCACACCATTGTTTTCGTATTTTACTCCACCCACCTTCGGAATGTTTACCGTTGATATATCTGACTCCTGTGTTGGACTTATGATTACATAACCTTTATAATCACTAAAATTGGATATACATATTTCTTTTACAGGAAACATCCACTTCCAAAAGGTTCTACGATCATTTGCCGGAACAGTATCTCGACTTTTTCGTAGCATAGGAAGACATTCACACTTAGGCGGTTTGGGGTCTTTGTCTTTGGTTTTCCGTTCATGCAAACGTCGAGCTCGTTCCATTTAAATTAACATAATATTTTCTTTGGATACGATAAGAAGATATGTACTTCTATTTGATTATTGCAATTTTCATTCTAATTGTCATGATGCAGAACAAGACTAGAGGTATGAAAAGTTCAATCGAGAAATTGGTAAGACAATCTGCTCGATACGCCACAGCTGCTCAACAGGATAAGTCTCCAGTCATAGCTATTCTCCATGCGAACTACGCGACTGCCTACCTCTATGCTCTTAAAGATATTGCGACAGAATCACAAATTCATAATGCGACTGGTATAAATGTCAAGAAGTTCAAGGAGCACGTGATTAATGTACAAGATATGGTGACTAAGAAAACTACTGAAACATGCCCAGAATTTGCGGGACAGGTTGACATCTATCTCGCAGAAATTGGGGGTGAAGCCTGAACACCTAAGTGAAACTCAAAAATGTTAAAAGTAAGTCTAAAAAAATGGAAGTTATTCGTGATTCAACGTGGGAACAGTGCCTGGCCAATGCGGCCAAGATGTACAGGGTCAACGAACCCGACGACAGGTGCTATCACCTAGCGGATGCAACGTGGAAGTGTAAAATGTCATACAAACGACATGAAGAGAAGAAGGATAGTCGAAAGCTCATCGTGATTGACAAACCACCGGAGGCTTCAATCACTTCACGAACACATGCTAAAACCTGTCAGGCAACTACTATGTCTGGTAAACCTTGTTCATTCAAGGCGGTGTGTGGAGATTTTTGCAAAAAACATCGGATTGATAAAGTTCCTCTCGGAAAGAAGGTTGAAATAAAATCCTAGAGTACTATAAATGTTAGATCAGGAGAGTCTTAGACCTGTAATAATAGCGATGGCCCTTTACATCATCGTAAATGTCCTTCTTCCTCGTATCGTCACCAAACCCACCGGTTTCCAACCTTTTGATGACATTGTCATGACTAGCATTGCGCAACGAGATTCCTTAATGAGTGGTACTATCCTCATTGGTCTTATCATTCTTGCTACCAATTACATTCAGGATGAATTCTTCTAAGACATTCTTCCCCCCTACTAGATTTTTCGTGTGTTCGTGATCCATATGACGAACACGATTATCATACGCATGCCTCATGAACTCCAAGAGTTGGTCAAAGTTTGGTTCACCCCAAACCATACCCTTTTTGAAGAGAAAATCGTCCCTCTCCAACTCTTGAAGTCCACAGTCAATCGTATACGGTGTCTTGATATATTCCGGTGCACCACCATAGTTCGTGATGATAACCGGTTTATCTCGCATAGCAGCTTCTACAGCACCCATACCAACACCCTCTGAATGAGAGAATCCCACATAACAATCACAGCGATTATGGAGAGTATCCATCTCTTCCTCGGATAACATATCATTTATGACTTCGACTCGTGGAAACTGAATTTGTACAGCTTGATTACTCGTGGCTTTTACGACGAGACGTGTATTCGGTTCATTCAGTCGCACAAAAGCCTGAAGAATGTCTCTGAATTTCTTTCTGGGGTCCATGATGTTTCCAATGTGATAAAATGTGTAAGGCTTCTCTTTCGGTTGAGGAATGTGTGCATGAATGACATAAAACTCGTTATCGGGAAACTGTCGAGAGAGAACTCGTTTACAAAATTCACTTGGCACTGCGACCCGTTTAAACTCTTTCATGATGAGGCCATAGTCTTCATGAACCGTCTCTGTTTCACACACAGTCATACAGGCTAAGTTTTTTACTCGGGTTTTCGCATACTTGATATATTCGATGTGATCGCGTGTTGGAATTACAAATATCAGGCCGTTATCACTTTCGGGTAATTGTTTACCTATTTCACAATATTGACCATCGGATAGAAATAGTTTAACATATTTCAGAGCATGCTGTCCTATCCCAGTTTTCAGATGAGGACCGATGATAATCATTTGGTATAAAGATAATCTTTCTTTTATATATAGTAACATGAACCCTCTCATCAAAGAAATCGAAGATGAAATGAAGCGTACCCGCCTTGACAAGAACCGCCTATATGGTCTCTTGACCAAGATTGTTGAGAACTGTGGTGGTGGTTCCGGTGGTGCTGGTGCTCAGGGTCCTCCCGGTCCCGCTGGTCCCCCAGGCCCCGCTGGTCCCCGTGGCGTTGCTGGTCCCCCTGGTCCCGCCGCTACCGCCCCTGCCCCTGCCCCCGCCACCGATGCTCCCGCTAAGAAGGCTGCTCCCGCTAAGAAGGCTGCTGCGCCTAAGAAGAAGGCTGCGACGACTGCTTAAATACGAAATCAATATAAAGCTAGTACCCCTATTATAAATATATGATTGCATCGACACGGATTTATAATACGGCTCACAAGGAAAGATCGGGAAAGCATTGGCGTCAGTACTCAACGGGTGCAACGAGTCGTGGTCGTCGTAAGTTTGTTGTAAATCCACCTGAATCGAAGTCAGATGTTAAGATTGAAAAACTCGAGAAAGATTTGAAAAAGTATAAGTGTGCGAATGAAAAGCTAAAGATGATTGCTGGGTGGAATATTCGTGCGACACAATCTGCTCTCAAGAACTCCATGGAGATTCTTGAAATTGTGGAGGACCTTTACGGTGAGGATGCTTTTGAGTCTCCATAAATCTCGAGAATATCTCGTACGATTGGACTTCTCTCGATATCTTTAAAGTCAAACTTGATATACTCGATTCGTTTCGTGCGTTTACCATCTAACCGCGTACATATGTCTATGAGACCGTTATCTTCGTATTTCCGATCGTGTTGTTTAGGATCACCAGTTATGACCATCTTACTACCCTCACCAATACGAGTGAGCAACATCTTCATTTGATTTGGTGTTGAGTTTTGCATTTCATCTGCGATGATGAACGCTTCTTTGAATGTTCGTCCTCTCATATACGCCAGTGGACATATTTCGATTATCTTCTCTTTGATCATGTACTGAATATCATTTTGACTGTAGAATTCACCAAAAACATCCATGATGGGTCTAGTCCATGGGTCCATTTTCTCTTCTAAAGTCCCGGGGAGATAGCCTATATCTTCTTCGACAGATACAACTGGTCGGGTTAAAATGATTTTCTTGTAGGATTTATCGTTATAACCAGATATAGCTGCATAGCACGCTAACATGGTTTTACCCGTACCTGCGGGTCCTACCGCGAACACCATTGGTTTACTCATACTGTAAAGTACCCGGTTGTACTCCTTTTGATGGTCATTTTTTGGTGTTATGTTTGGATGTACTTCCCCCAATTCCATCTCTTCATTGAAGTAGAGTTCACTGTCTTCATATGATGATGAAAGTGAAATTTTTAGATTGTTGCGGCCTCTTTTACCTCCCATACTTTTTACGCAGAAGATTTATTGACCCACCATATAAACCCACCTAAAATTGAAGCCAAAACGGCGACTAATAAACCAAATGAATATTTTTTAGGGTTTTCCTCTGGGGGTTTGTCAGGGAGTCTTTCGACATTGTGATTTAGTCTATCAATTTTCTGTAATAACTTTTCGAGTGCCCTCAGGATTTGAAGTTCTCGATCCTTTGGTTTCTCCTTTACATTTACTGTGGTAATCTCAAGAATCATATACCATTTCGAATCTGGTTGAAGAGTCACATAATCTCCATCATCTTGTTGTTCATAGATGTTGAAGTTTAATTTTTTGATAGATATAGGATTGAAGTAATTTGTATTTTGCTGGAAACGTTTCCATTGTTTATCACGGAGAACTGTGTGTGATGAATGATTAAAATGCCTTTCCAGGGGAACTCTTGCTAGAATTTGTCCGTGTCGTTCATCTAATATTTGAGCAACTTTTGGAATCTCTGGACAAACGACATCTACAAACTTGGCTATATTACTTGGATGACTATTGGGACTTGCTTCACCAACTTGTGTGATGTAAAAGTCTACCATCTTGATTCCCAGTACCCTACTCATATCTTCAACGTGTGTATTGGATTTGAGTGTGAGGTCTAATGAAAATGTATTATTTGTACCATTCACAAAGTTGGAATCCAGGACAATGTACTGAACCTTTTTAGGTACGTCGTCAAGCGACATTTCTAATATCAATAAAGATTATATTATGGCTATTTCAATTGCGACCAAGGCAATTGCTTTTACTGGTACTCTCGCTGCGGTCACGATCGTAGATTCAATCAGAGTTTTTAACGAGTATAAAAAAATGGAAACTAAAGTTAATAGAAAATGATTTATCTTCAGGCTTTTATCCAGAACCTGACATCCATGGGACCTCATTACATCGCGAATACCTACAAATGGGTTAAGATGGCTGTTTGGGATGCCCCGTATCGTGTATGGTTGGATGTTGAACTCGAGAAAATTTCGATTGAAAGAAATTTTTGCACTCATCCTTGTGAACATACCGACGAGAAGGACTGTGATGAAAATTGTGATGAGGAACCTAAGTCGGAGTAAAATATAACGAAAATTAACAATGACTGATTACGTTCTCCCTATCAACGAACTGTTCGTTCATTCGAGTGTTCCACTTGGAATTCCTGGATTGGCGACTGACGATCTGAGAATTGCATTCCTGCAGGCTACATCTCCTCTGTGCCCGGACGTCCAGCGTAAAATCTGGGAAGAAGTTATTTACTGCACCAAACCCATCGAACCACCCCCAGCTCCTAAAAAATGCCGTTCGGTTTCTTACACTCGATCGCAGATTTCTTTGCCCCGAAACCTGTTTCCCTAACAGAAAAAGGTACGGTTGGTAAACTTATCGAAGCTGTAAATGATTGTGGTGAAAAACGATACATTGAAATCGAAGCCGAAAGAAATTATCAACAAGAAAGACAGCAAGATTTGGAAATTCTCCTTACGAAGTGTAAACGGTTATTATCCTTCGTAGAAAGAACAGATGATGTACAGGTTTTTGAGAAGATGGCTTATTTTGTTGTAAAAGTCAGACAGGCTAAATATCGTGGTGATGATATTCAGGGATTGTTTCATGAATTTGAAACAATTGAAAAAAGTGTAAAAAAAAGCTCCAAGTCTTTTAAAAACCTAAGTCATGCGATGATGATGGGATAATCATGAAACAATGGATCTCTTCCATAAAATATTGGCACTTGTCGACAAGAACTCAGACAGGATCCCGGAGGGAGATTACCTGGAGTTGTGCGACACTATCCAAGAGTTGCGAGAACATGTGAAGCCGCCATCATTCCTTGACCAAACTCTACCCACATGGATAAGTGATTATGATCCAGAGAGAGATGGACCCCCCGTCTACCAACCTACTGTACCCATGTCAGATGGGCAGCCACGAGAATGGATGAATGATTCGTTGCCATCTGATCCTGATACTGCTGCCCAACGAGAACGAGAGCAAATTCGTCATCGATGGAGAGAACTTGATGAAGAGGTTATGTATCCGGGATTGAATCAGTTTTTACAGGAATTACACGAGGATTGGGCGGCAACGGATCACGACGGGCCAGTTGAACCTGGGTTTTATTACCCCCCGCCGAGAGATGGTACCACTGTTGCTGAAGTCACTCTAACGTCTGGGCCTGACACGTAAACTGTTGAGGTCTCGCCAAGCATCTCGAATTACTCGTGGTGGAGCTGAAGGGTCCACTCTAGCTGAAGAGCGTGTTTCCATACGCGCGGAAGGATCTATCATAGCTGGTGTATAGACATCTCTCCGTTTTGAGAGTTCTTTTAATTTAAAGTGTAATTTCTTGAGTTCATTTGATATCTTTATATATGCCCACTCATTCCTCGTTGGGAACATCTCATCGTCATCCATAATCTCCATGATCGTTCTTATGTGTTCCATACCTAAGTGAAGCCTAGAATTTATATTTTTCAAGAAAACATGGAACACCCACTCCCCACCGGTATTTTCGTTGAGATGTCAAATGAGTTTGACAACTGGACTGAAGAGGATTTTGACAAAGAAATCAGAAGACTTCGAGAGCGTGTCAGGGAACTTGAGTCCCAAAAGGTTACACGCGTCGATTATGAAGAGGTTGTACTGGATCCACCTGACGATGATGATGACGATATCATGCACGACCCCGATGTTCGTGAGATGGTTGAAAATGGTGAACACACCTGTCACATGTTTGACGCACCTTGTCAAGCATGTGAAGATGATGAAGATGAAGAGGAGACCGAAGAAGATGTTGAAGATGCCGCGATTCGACACGTTGACAAGTTACGTGCACACTTTTGTTAATACATATTTAAAAAGAAGTTATTATTTCATAAATATATAGAGTACATGAATGGAACACACAGTACACCATCGAATATATTATGTGAATATGATGAACATGAGATTCGACATATTGAATTGGGTAATCAAACTATAACACAAGTCTTAAAACTACCACAACAAATGATTGACTATATGTGGAAATGTATTGATATAGCAAAAAAAAATCCGATATGTCATAAGAATCATTTAGCTGGTCGGATATCCCATTCGTACATACTTAAAGATTCACATAATTTAGTTGTTCGTAATTTACTTGATTTGTTTTATAACTCGGATACTAATCCTAAAATGTTTGAATTTATAAATACTGAAATTAAACGCACATATAAAAAAATGGGAATTATACAAAAGGGTATGACACTAGCACCACATTTAGATGTTATGTGGGTGAACTTTCAAAAGAAAGGTGAGTTTCAACCTCTACACACACACGATAGTACTTTCTCTTTTGTAATATGGATGGACATTCCTTATGATTGTGAAGATGAGAATAAATTACATTTCGCGAGAAGTAATTCGTCGAGTTCTACATGTGGAAACTTTAGCTTTGCATTTCCATCTGAAGTATCACGTTCCGTGGTGGAACATTTTATTGAACTATCATCTAAAATGAATGGGTATTGTTGTTTTTTTCCCAGTGATTTATCTCATCAGGTTTATCCGTTTTTTACTAGTGATAAAGATAGAATTAGTATTAGTGGTAATATATCGTACTACCCTATGAAATCTAAGTAGCTCAACTCCAGAGGCAGTTATTCCTCACCGAGTTGGTCAATTTCTTTTTCGTATGTGTGAGACATGAGTATAGATTTTAAGTCTCTTGTAAATGTAATATGCTTTTTTGGAATATCACCCCAAAGTCGTTCATTCGATACAAACGCATCTATAGCTCCGTCTCGTAAAAGTGGTTCGAGAAGTAGCCAGTTTGGTTCACTGTATCGAATCTTTTTACACCCTCTCGCAAACCTCCGTGAATATATGTACCACGCAGCGATACTTCTATAGATGTGTATGGGTCGCTTCTTTTGTTCGAGACATTTTCGAATAGAGGGAACTACAAATGTGTGAAACTTTGTAAATCCATCCATACAGATCCTATCAAGATCATCATGATTTGTCTCACTAGAAATTCTTTCTTCAACTTTATCGATATACTCGTATACATCAAATGGGATATCAATGTCAAGTGAAGGAATAATTTCTTCTTCTTGCAACATTCTAAAGTGTGTACGATGTGCTGTATCATTCATTACCTGGTCGAAGGTGTTATACCCTGAGAGAGCCCCAATGTAGGCGAGTGAAGTGTGTCCACCATTAAGAATCCGAATCTTTGTCTCTTCATAAGGTTCGATGTCATGTGTTATAGTGGCACCAACCTGAGATAAATCTGGAAAGTCGGAAGCAAATTTATCTTCGATAACCCATTGAGTATATTCTTCACTTTGTATGGCACTGTTTCCCCACGAAGGAAAGAGTTCTTCAACTTCATGGCGTACAATATCTGTCGTACGTGGCGTGATACGGTCAACCATACATGATGGGAACTTGACATTCTCTCTTACCCAATCGGCGAGTTCATATTGATTGGTTTGGTAGAGATACGCTAAAAATTGGGTTTCAAGAACGATACCATTCTGACGAATGTTATCACAGCACATGACCGTGATTGGGGTCTTCCGGTTTCTAAGACCACACGCGAGATATTCAAACAAGGGAGATCCAGGTGCATACCCACTTTCAGTCACGGTTACGGTCACCAACTGAACACTTGAGAGTGCAAGCATGTGTTTCGCCACAGTTCTGTTTTTGGTCCAGTCTATGTAGTCTAGATGAGACCTTACGAGTCTATAGGATGAAGGCGTTTTGAGAACATAATCATCAATTTCACGAAACCCTTCATTTCTTAGATTGACAGCTACGATACCCCATCGAAGATCACCGGTTTTTTCCATGTAATCATCTATGTAGACAGCCTGGTGAGCTCGATGAAATGCACCATACCCTATGTGTACTATACCAGTTTGACATTCGGCTTTGTCATATGTGGTTTTGTACATATCTGTGTTTAGAAAAGAAAATTTTAAGCCACTTAGAAAACTTAAATGTGCTTACAATAAGATGGCAGAACTTTTGCGTGTCATGCAAATAATTGATCAGAACTCAAATGTATTACCAGAAGGAGAATATTTAGAAGTTTGTAATCTACTGAAGAAATCATACGAGACGAGAACAGATCCTGTGTATATGTTCAATTATGAAGACTATCGTATACCACCAGTAGCTCCACCAAGTACATTTCGGTATTTTTATGACTATTATTTCGATAAGGGTGTAAGAATGGATAGTCAACTTCTTCGTATGCAAATTCGTTTCCTAGAGGATAAACTTGATACGAGTCAGCCACTCAAGAGAATAACTAAGACTGTGAGGGAGACTGTCCGAAAGCATTATTGTATGATTAATGGTGATACGATGGGTGAACTGACACTCGAAGATATGAATTTGACTCCAGTTGAATTTAGAAAAATGTGTAAAACCTATCTCAACATTGAGAATGATTTTAGGTCAAAGTACCGAAACGCGATTATACAGAGAATCATGTGGTTAGAAGAATCGGACGAACGTTTGGATGAATGGTAAAAATCTCAGTATATATAAATGGACGTTGTGTTTACATACGGTCGGTTCAACCCCCCACATTTGGGTCATAAAATGATGATCGAAGAGATTATCGACAGGGCGAATAAATTGAAAAAGATACCAGTTGTGATTGTATCTCATTCCATGGGTAATAAAACAAACCCGTTATCTGTTGGAGATAAGACTAAAATTTTGAAGAGATGGTTCCCTGATTTGACTGTGTTGTCTTCGTCAAAAACCCTCTCTCTCGCAAAGATTACAGAGAATTTCAATAACAAATCTGTCATGATTTTGGGTGAGAATCGCAAAGATGCGTTTAAATTCTTACCATTCAACCGTGTTGCGTTGAAAAGGCCGAACGCTGCACCGTCTGCGACTAAAGCTCGTGCGGCGGCTATAGGTGGAAACAAGGAGGCATTCAAGAATCTCACTGGATACAACTTAACGAACAACATCCAGAAGAAGATTTTAGAAGCTTCGACAGTTCTCAAGGTTCGAAAGCCTAAGACATATAAAGCTTTGTCGAAATAAAATAACAATGCAGGCTATTCGCCCCATTGTTAGTTGTCAATTGCCATCAAAGCATGCTAATCGTTTTAAGAAGAGTATGAAAATTTACTCTACATCATATAAGAATGTCGACCCTTACCGTGAAACTTCCTTACGGTACATGGGGTACGCGAATGAGCTTGGTGAGGCTTTTACATCGTATCTCCCTGAGTGGGGTCTCCCCGCGTCCTACTGCGTCGCCGCCTCCTATGTCATGTTTGACACGATTGACAAGGGGCAGAAGGCGTATGATGCTGCCGAAGAGGAGGCCAAGCTCACCGACACCCTCCGAATTTCCACGGAAACCATGACATGGCAGATGTTGGCGTCCGTTTTCTGGCCTGGTTCGATCATTCGTGTGATTGTAAACATGGCGGCTCATATGGCGGGTGATGAACATCAGTTTTTGCCAACACTTGTTGGACTCGCAGCGATCCCCATGATTATTAAACCCATTGATACCACAGTTGACAAGTTGATGGAGACGTCCATTTCGAAGGTTATACACGGAGAAATCAAAACACCTGAGGATGCGAGTACTGCATTCGCCACCACGATGGGGTCTGTATCTGTTCCACCAACGATGTATTTATTGGCAGACTTTATTAAACCTAAGTGAAATTACAATTTTCAAAAAAGATAAGTTTTATTCACCATGGATAACTTAAAAAATTTGATGTCGTGCATTGACGACATTTCCAAGATGATCCCCGAGGGCACCTACTTGGAAATGTGTGATAATATGAGGAAAGTGCATGCCAGTCTACCAAAAAATGACGACCCCCCTGCAAGAGACAATCGTCGACCACGTGCGTCAGTTCCTTTTCAGGTAGTTCAACCCGGTGTGGCTGTTCACCGTATAATTAACTATGCTGAGAGTGAAAGTGAGAGTGAAAGTGAAAGTGAAAGTGATGACGAGCCTTGGCAACCCGAGTGGTATGACGAATGGACACAGAATGAAGATATGATTCGACGACTTTTGGCTGATTTGAGGATTGCTAAAACAAGTTTGAGAACCCTGAAACCCATTCAGCGCAACACCAAGAAGGTGAAGGAGGCCGCTATGAGATACTTCACCTCCCACACTCCACTCCTGGACATTGATATTTTCGATGGAAATGAAACAGATGAAGCTACATTCGAGAATTACGTTCGAATTACGAATTGGGCTAATTTTTCACCGGCGGACCGTAAGGAGTACACGAGTAAAAAGTTTGAGAAGAAGATTTATGACGAGTACAAAATGGTCGAAAACCACCGCATCGAGAGGCTGATGAGCGAGACGGGGGAATTGAAGAGAAACTTGGAGATTGAGATTGCTGACGTGAGGGAGCGACAGAGCTACTTGAGGCATCATTACAACTTGTAAGTTTGTGTGCACCACCATTTGTTGCCACCTGTATATTCGAAGATGATATGAATGAGGGCACCAGCGATGACATATTCGGTCATGTGTGGGAGACCTGTACCAATCTTGGTGAGAGCCATGATGATAGCGAGGTTCATGAGACCGATGACGATAGCTTCCATGAGAACAGTGTTTACCGGTCTTTCCATTTTAATGTAATCCAAGAAAATAATCATGTCTGAGTTTCTTTACTTGTTTTATCTTTTAGTACGCCAGGGCTCCAAAGTTGTGAAACGTGTTTGAATAGTGTTCTGTTGAATGGTGCAACTATTGAGTGCTCTTCTTCAATGTTTATCGCCCAATCGTCTACATTTTTTACCAACGTGGTCTCCGAAGATATCTGTTTATCCATATGAGTGGCTGCCTTGGCTCGATGAAAATCATAGCATCTTCCGGGTGCGTTATGAGGTCTTCGCAATTGTATATCTCCAATCTTTACAATATGATAGTTTCGACTCCACCACCCTAATTTCCAACCAGTGAAAGACGCGTAAAGGTCTGGTTCATTTTCAACTATATTGTCATACTCACTAGAAATTTGATCCCACACTTCCAGAAGTTCTTCTAATTTAATGTTGAATATTTTTCTTAATTTTAAATTATAACTTTCTGACATATCACCTTTATGTGTAGTTTTTATGTCGTTGAAACTAATACCATTACCTTCTTCGTCAATTATTTTTCCTGCACCACCACGTAATATTAGACGATGCATGAAATGATTTAACCTTCGATCAAAACGTCTAAGTGCATGCGACGTCTGCCTATGACTATTTGAACTACCCGCAAAGTCAAAATGGGTACTAAGTGTTACCAAAACAGTTACTAAACCTCCTAACACACCAAGAATTAAAGAAAATTCCGAATCATTTTTGGTCACCAGTGTACCAGTGGTGAAGATTGCCGAAAGAAGTACAGCTGGAAAATTCAACCATTGATTTAAGACCTTAAATCGTGAGGCTAAATGTTGGTGTGTGTCCGTTTTCGCCCATACAGACGTTTGTAGCTGTCGAGAGTTATGTATAATAATTTCAATCGCCTTCATATAACTGACTGGAGGACTCGATACATACCTTTGGGGTTTTGGTTGCATTAGAATAGGACTACATTTTTTTGCACCTAAGTGAGACCCCCCTTTAGGAAAAGCAAGAAAGATGGATGAGATACTTGCAGAGTTGCGTGCATTGCGTGAGGAGGTTGGGTGTTTAAAGGGTCAATTGGGTGGGGTATC